ATGGCGATAATGATGATATGCCAGGTGGCGAAAAAGATATGATTGATATCAAAGCACTTGGTGATAAGGGAGATGATAACGATTACGACGATGACGGAAAGTTAGACGCTCACGAAAAAGACCATGACGAAGAAGAAAAACTTCACAAGTCAGTCGATAGAGATAGCGACGGTGACCATGACATGGATGATCATGACATGGAAAAAGATGATGAAGATAAAGAAGAGGCATATGCTAACGAACCCGACGAAGATGTTAGGAATGTTGATTATATGACCAAGAAAAATTCAGGCGGAATGAACCGCATGAAAGGAACTCATCCTAAGGTTGCAGGTGGAGACAATCCAATGCAGCGTGTTAAGGAAGGTGAAGATCTTCGTTCTTCAATCAAAGCAGAATTAATGAGAGCATTAGCAGAAACTAAAGGAGCGAAATAATGGCAGACTTATTAACAGCAACAATCGGCGGCGGCAGCGCAGTATTAGTTGCAGAAAATCGTAAACCAGCCGCAAGTGTTTCTACAATTGATTATGCTGGAAATAAAGATTTAACATTATTTGAAGTTGACTTTGGTGCAGCAGCAAACGCAGAAGTTGGTGCTAACGAAGCAATTCAAGCAGTTGTTGAAATCATTGGTAAGTATGCCACTATCGTTATTAGAGGCGACTTACACTCCACTAACCAAGTAATGGCATTTGCTGTGGAAATGGCAAATGATACACAAGATTGGGATGGTGCTGGTGCAGAAACTCTAGTAGAACAAATTGAAGATGAAATTATTGCATTAGGTGCTACTTATGGAAATAATTCATTTGATATGACAGCAGTTACTTGCACAGTAAAAAACAGTTTCAATTTAGCATAATAAACAATTTCATATCTATCCAATAGGGCCGCAAGGCCCTATTTTCTTGGGTAAATACTAGTATGGCAAAGAGTTTAGATGGCGTTCAGATTAAGAAGGCCCATAGCAAACAAAAATATACACTGGAAGAAGTTAAGCATCTAGAAGCATGCATGGATCCTGTTGACGGACCATTATACTTTGCCAAAAACTTTATCAAGATTCAACACCCTACCAAGGGTTCCATGAAATTTGTTCCCTATGGTTATCAGGAAGATCTTTTAAGAGCATATCACGATTATAGATATACCATTGCCATGCTACCAAGACAGATGGGCAAGACTACCTGTGCGGCAGCATACCTTCTTTGGTATTGCATGTTCACTCCAGAAGCACAGGTATTAATTGCAGCACACAAGTATACGGGTGCGCAGGACATCATGAACAGATATAGATTCGGTTATGAGAACTTACCTGACTTCATTCGTGCTGGTATCTATACCTATAACAGAAATACTATCGAATTTGATAACGGAAGCAGAATACAGGCGACCACAACAACAGAAGATACTGGACGAGGTAAGTCACTTTCGTTAATATACTGTGACGAGTTTGCATTCGTGCAACCACCAGAGAAAGCCAAGGAATTTTGGACTGCACTTTCACCCACACTGTCAACAGGTGGTAAGGCAATCGTAACATCAACTCCAAACTCGGATGAAGACCAGTTTGCCATGATCTGGACAGAAGCAAATAAAAAGTTTGACGAACACGGTAATGATCAAAAGGTAGGAACCAACGGATTCTATCCTTACTTTGCACACTGGGAAGAACATCCAGACCGAGATGAAGCATGGGCACAAGAGGAACGTGCTAAAATTGGAGAGGAGAGATTCCGCCGAGAATTTGATTGTGAGTTCTTGATCTTTGACGAAACATTAATTAACAGTGTTAAACTTGCAGCACTTGAAGGAAATGAACCAATACACAATACAGGACAAACACGATGGTATAAGAAAATTAATCCTAAGGCAACATATCTTGTTTCATTAGATCCAAGTTTAGGTACGGGAGGTGACTATTCTGCAATACAAATATTTGAAATGCCATCGATGGAACAAGTCGGAGAATGGCGACACAATCTTACACCAGTTCAACAGCAAATAAGAATTCTTAAGGACATATTAAAATACATACACGACGAAGCAGTTGAGGGAGGAAATCAAACTCCTACAATATACTATAGTTGCGAAAATAATACAATTGGAGAAGCAGCGTTGGTTGTGATCAATGATATAGGGGAAGAAAACTTTAATGGATTATTCCTTAGCGAACCGATTAGAAAAGGACATGTTAGAAAATATAGAAAAGGATTTAACACTACACACAAAACAAAGATAACTGCATGTAGTGGACTTAAAAACGCAATTGAGCGCGACAAAATGAAGTTGCACAGTAAGCCTTTGATATCAGAATTAAAGACATTTGTAGCAACAGGACTTGGATACAGTGCCAAAACAGGCGAACACGATGATCTAGTATCAGCAACACTATTAATAGTTCGAATGGCTAACCAATTAGCCAATTGGGATCCAAAAATATATGAAAAAATGACGGAAAGAATAACCGAGGACGAGTTTCCAATGCCAATATTCGTATCAGGAGGTTTTTGATAAATACTTTACTATGGATGCAACCAATAATATAGCAACAGATCTATTCTATAAAATTAGAAGCAGATTTACAGGTTTAAAACTGGGAGAGTCAACAGGGCAAATTACAATTAATCCTGAAGATGCCCGTTTCTTTGATTTTGATTATACTGAAGGCGATAAAAATATAGGCCATGTTAGCATTAGTTTAGCAGAACCTAATTCAATGAAAGTATACTTTTCAAACGGTATTACTGAGGGAATGGATTCAGATCAAAAAAACAACTGGTATGATTTTCTTAAAGAATTAAGAATGTTTGCAAAACGTAGATTATTAGCATTTGACACTAGAGACATTGCCAAGGATAATTTAGACAAGAGAGATTATGCATTCCTTAGCCAACACTCTACACCACAATCAGATAGCGATACAATCACAAAACCCGTCGGAGAAACAGTAATGAATGAGAGCAACCTTTATGGAACTAAGACGCAGAGTTTCCAAAAGTTATTAGACACAAGATTAATTATTAAACACAGCAAGACACTTGCTGATGATCACGAACAAAAGCCAGGAGATAGAGCAAGAAATATTTCTGCACTGTTTGTTGAAAACCAAGATGGGGAAAGATTTAAGTATCCTTTCATTCACCTAGCAGGTGCTAGAGCAATGCAGCGTCACGTAGCAAACGGCGGTTTGCCATACGATGCAATTGGTGAAAGCATTATTAGAATGAGCGAAGAAATTGCTCAACTAAAAAGTTTTACAAACTACTGCGTAAGAAACGATCTAATGAACTCCGACACAAACAATATCGTTGAACGCAGCAAGGCGCAATTGGATGGGCTGAGAGAAAGAGTTGCTAGACTATCCAAGCAGGCACACTATGAAAATTACGTGGCAGAATTCCAGGCACCCGAGGCAATGGAAGTCCCAGATGACGTAATGGAAGAATACAAAGAAAAATTCACAGTCAAAAATTTCAAAGAAGACCTAACTTCAGTATTTCCAGTATTATACAGATTAATGAAAGAAGAAGAGAGTTTAGGCTATGACGACATAGTCGGTATGACAAACGAAGTTTCATCAATGGGAATGAATAAGTATGGACTTGCTGCTAAGAAAGTTGACGGTAAGTTTTATTCATACAAGGATGGAGAAGAAACAGGCGGACCATTTGATTCAATAGAAGAACTTAAAAAGCATCAAGAAGATTTATTGAATAATGAAAGCGATGATCCAATGGCAAAATTTGAGGCTTGGGTTGATTCACTAGGTGAGGAATCACCAATTGTTTCAGCCGATGAAGAAGAAAAGGCTGACATGATCAAAAAATTAAATGAACTAGTGGGTCAAGATTTTTCAGCAGGCGTTGATGGCACGAATGCTATTCAAAGTCTAGAAGGCATTATTGAAGATCCTAAACTAGAACAGGATATTAAGAAAAAAGCAACCGAAGATGCTAACACAGACGTTCGTCCTTTGGTCAAGGCTTGGGTTGAAGAAAACGCACCTGATGTTCTTGACCAATTGGACTTTGGCGATATGATAGATGAGCCAGCAGTGGGCGCAGACGAAGTTGAACCACAGCAAGAAGAAGAAGTTGCTAAAGAAGGCGGAATGTCAGACGTAATGATTGGTGTTGATGAATTAATTTCAGACTACACTAACGACGGTGACAAAGAAAGCGGACTTAAGATGTCCAAGCAAGAAGTTATTAATGCAATCAAGGGCGAGAAAGCAGATCCGATGGAGATCAAATTTGCTATCGATACAATTGAAAACGACTTTGATGACAAGGGCAACTACAAGTATGTAGGACAGGATGATATGCCCGAAGGCAATGAATTTAGCAAAAAGGTTCAGGACCTAAAGGCACAGGGTGCTAAGAAAGGCACCAGGTTTAAGACTTCGGACGGTGAGGAACACACACTGGAAGGACTAGCAGAATTTATCAATTCATTCTATGATAAGAATACGGGCACTTTCCCTAAAGGACCAGAAGGTGTATGCACTATGGTAGGCAAGAAGTTTGGTGAACAGGCTGAGCAGATTGCCCGTAAATTTGTTGAAAGAATGGCTCCACACCAAGAACAAGGTGCTGAAGAACTAGAAGAACTAGAACGTATCAAAAATTTAGCATTTCGATAAAATCATAAAATAAATTAATTCTAAAACAATCATGTAAATATGTGCATGGTTGTTTTAGATTTCAATACATCACTTGATCCAAATTGTGGTAAAGATTATAAAGTAGAAAACGATATAATCATTACTCCTTTTTGGACTCAAGAATTTTGTAATAATTTAATATCAGTAGCAGAAGAATATAAAAATAACTTTTCAAAAGATATTGTTTGGTATGGTAAGTCTGGAAAAAATATCGGTTGGAATGATATAAAGTTTGACGACATAGATCCTAATATATCTGAATACTTTGTTAAGCAATATAAAAAATTTGCATTGCCTATAATTTCGGAAGTATTTACAGATGCTTCGTCAGATATCAAGGGATGGTTCTCACCATATATTATTAGATATGATAAAGTTGACCAATGTGCCGATTTGCACAACGATGCCAGTTACCTTACATTTAATATTAAATTGAATAACGACTACGACGGTTGCGATTTAATATTTCCAAGACAAAATTTTAATAGCAGAGATGTTCCAATAGGTCATGCAATGATATGGCCTAGCACAGTTAGTCATCCTCACTATTCCACTCCGTTAAAGTCCGGTATCAAATATTCCATTATATCGTGGACATGGCCTCCAGAATGGAATAAGACAGGAATACCTGCATAAATTAATGATTTTCTTGATTGACTTTTTATTTTATTAGCGTATAATAGATATAAGTAAGAGTGTAAGAGATTCATTCTTACTTTGTAAAACTCAAGTTGGACCTTGCAGAACGAGCGCATCTCCAACGATCTGTCTTACATTATATTAACTTTATTTTAAGGAGAAATATTATGTGGACAAAACCTTCATTTACAGAAATGAGATTTGGCTTCGAAGTTACGATGTATGTAATGAACAAGTAATAAATCAAATTCTATTTGATTGGTTTGAACACGGACTTAGATGTACCTGTCCGATCTGTTCAACAAAGTAGTAAAGTGGTGCCCTGGCTTACAAAGTCAGGGCATTTTTGATAAACGTTCTCAAAAGGAATATGTATGAAATATAGATTAGCAATTCTTGCTACGGTAATAGGTGTGATGGCAATGTCTGGATTGGTGTATTCTGCCAAGAAAGAACATAGAAGTTATGAATTAGAAAAAGCAGTTCGCCTGCAAACTTTATCAAACATGGCATTAAATAATGAAAATTATGAACTTGCCTGCAAAGCACAACAGGAAGTAACTGATTCTCTCACTCGTGCCGGAGTAATAGATGTAATAGAACAAGCAGATGTTGTTGAAAGCCAAATATGTTCATGGGCATGGACAACATCATTATCGGCTTCTAACTAATGGCAAACTACTTTCAAACAGGGTTTACCGCATTGCAGGAGTTGGCAAAAATGAAAGAAATTAAAGTAATAGAGGTTCCCGATCCTTCCGAAGGACAGCAATCAATCAGCCAGGATGGCAGAGAGTGCGTGTTCCACAGGGGAAGATGGATAACCAAGGAAGAATATGATCGAGGAGTTTATATTAGATTGGCAGATCAAGGTGACTGCGTTTAGGAGATTAAGATGGATAAGGCACCACAACCTAGTCCAGTAGGACTTGTAGTTGTCCTAGTTGTTTTTGCGTTTTTAATTTGGCACGGACCATTTGAAGAACGCTGGGGCAAAGAACCACAACCACATGATGCAATACAGCACGGTAGCATAGACTGCATGAAAGATTTGAAACATCTTACACCAACACAGATTGACATATGCATAGAAATACAATCATTTAGCAAAGGCTCCGATTATGAATAATTTACAAAGAGTTGGAATAATACTCTTAGTAGGATGCTTGGTGCTTTTTTTCCTATCAGGCTGTGCTGGGTATGATGTTGTTTACGAACGGGGAGAAGCATACGAACCCGTGGTACTAGCCGGAGTTTGCGGTGGTCCGGCAACAGACTGGCCCTGTTTGGAAGAAACACCCTGCTCTGTAATCTAATTTGGCATTAAAAACTCAGATTATTTAGAAAAATCTGCTTGACAATATAAATAAAAGAGCACATAATACATATTGTGCATTAGGCATAAATGACATTTTTTATTAGGCAAACAAAGGAGGCTACAAAATGGCATCATTAGCAGAAATCCGCGCAAAACTAGCGGAACAGCAAAATCGCTCATCTGGTAATTCTACTGGAGGCGGAGACAACGCAATTTACCCACATTGGAATATGCAAGAAGGCAAGGAAGCCGTGGTAAGATTCTTACCAGACGGTAACAGTGCTAACACATTCTTTTGGGTTGAACGTGCGATGATCAAATTACCTTTCGCAGGTATCAAAGGCGAATCAGACAACCGTTCTGTACAAGTACAGGTTCCATGTGTGGAAATGTATAACGACGGATCAGTATGTCCGATTCTAAGCGAAGTTCGTCCTTGGTTTAAAGATAAATCTTTAGAAGACATGGGTCGTAAATATTGGAAGAAGCGTTCGTATATTTTCCAAGGCTTTGTGGTAGATGATCCTCTTAATGAGGATTCAACTCCAGATAATCCTATCCGTAGGTTTATCATTGGACCACAAATTTTCCAAATCATTAAGGGTGCGTTAATGGATCCTGAGTTGGAAGAATTGCCAACAGATTTTATGAAGGGTGTTGACTTCCGTATTAAGAAAACATCCAAGGGTGGTTATGCTGACTACTCAACATCACAATGGTCACGTAGAGAACGTGCTTTGAGTGATGAAGAAAAGGCAGCAGTTGACTCACACGGATTGTTTAATCTAAATGACTTCTTACCTAAGAAGCCTTCAGAAGTTGAACTTCAAGTGATGAAGGAAATGTTCGAAGCGTCAGTTGACGGAGAAGCATACGATATGGACAAATGGGGACAATACTTTAAGCCAGCCGGTATGGGCCAGGCTACAGGTGATCCTAACAAGTCCAAATCAACTCCGGCACAATCATCAACTCCGGTAACCGAAGCGGCACCTGCTCCAGCAGCAGAGGCAGCACCTGCTCCAGCAGCAGAAGCGGCACCAGCACAAGGTGGTGACAGTGCTAACAGGGCTCAGGACATTCTAGCAATGATCCGTAGTCGACAGCAATAAAGAGTTTGGGTGTGAGCCCATTATGGGCTCACATTCATTTCAACAAGGAAAAGGACATTATGGCAAAAGCATTTGATATTTCTAAATTTAGAAAAAGTCTGACAAAGAGCATTGACGGACTAGGTATTGGATTTAACGATCCTACTGATTGGGTTTCAACTGGAAACCTTGCTCTAAACTATTTGATTAGTGGTGACTTCCACAAGGGAGTTCCGCTAGGTAAGGTTACTGTGTTCGCAGGAGAATCCGGTTCAGGTAAATCTTATTTTTGTTCAGCAAACATTGTAAAGGCAGCACAGGAACAAGGCATTTTTGTAGTATTGATTGATTCAGAAAATGCACTTGATGAAAAGTGGTTGCAGGCTTTGAATGTTGACACATCAGAAGAAAAACTACTTAAACTTAACATGTCAATGATTGATGATGTTGCTAAGACTGTATCCGAGTTTATGAAGGAATACAGAGAAATGGCAGAAGAAGAACGACCTAAAGTGTTGTTTGTTATTGACTCGTTGGGTATGTTACTAACACCAACTGATGTTGATCAGTTTCAAAAGGGTGATATGAAGGGTGATATGGGCCGTAAGCCTAAGGCACTAACAGCACTCGTTCGTAATACGGTTAACATGATTGGTAGTTACAATGTAGGTATGGTATGTACTAACCACACTTATGCATCACAGGATATGTTTGACCCGGATGATAAGATCAGTGGTGGACAAGGATTTATCTACGCTTCATCTATCGTGGTAGCAATGCGTAAGTTGAAACTTAAAGAAGATGAAGATGGTAACAAAGTAAGCGATGTGCGTGGTATTAGAGCCGCTTGTAAGGTAATGAAAACACGTTACGCAAAACCATTTGAATCAGTCCAGGTTAAGATTCCATATGAAACAGGAATGGATCCTTACAGTGGATTGGTTGATCTTTTCGAAGCGAAGGGTTTACTCAAGAAAGATGGCAATCGACTTAAATACACTGACCTTAACGGTGAAACGCATTTGGAATATCGAAAAGCGTGGGTTGGTGAAAAGTTAGATATGATTATCAAAGATATTGCCAACAAGCCTGACATTGCAGATGCAGAAGAATCCGTTGAGGAGGTAGAAGCAGAATCTGTCAATGGAGAGTAAAAATATGAATCAGGATCTACTTGCTGATATATGGAACGTGTTAGGCGAACGCATTCTTGATAAGGATAAGCAGGAGGCCGCATCGGAGTACATAACTACATTGCTTGACTACGGAATTTCCGAATCAACACTCGAAGGTATGCTTGGTATTGATACGTACCTCGATACTGCAATCGAGTATGCGATAGAAGATGAACCCGGTGATAATGACGAATGGGACGAATAATTAAATGAATTGGTACGATAGAGTTTCTAAGGATATTTCAACTATACCAGATGCTGTAAAGTATTTTGAAGGCGAACTAATAGAAGCCAAAAAAGAAACGAACATCAGAGGTAGAATTGAAATGGCGGCGGCAACAATGCCAGCAACTGTTGAAACTCGTTTTAGCCAACTTCAAGAAATTGAAGCGATCCTAGAATATCTTAACATCGAGCTTCGTCGTTTACGAGCAAGTCACTTTAGAAAGTATGTTGAAAACTATCAACGTGCATTAAGTTCTAGAGATGCCGAGAAGTTTGTAGATGGCGAAGCAGATGTTGTTGATTTTGAAAAGATTATTAATGAATTTGCCCTATTACGTAATAAATGGTTGGGCATTATTAAGGGTCTAGACATTAAGCAATGGCAGTTATCAAATATCGTAAAATTGAGAACTGCTGGACTAGATGACGCAACACTTTAACATGTTTTGGAAGAAAAAAACAAAAGCAAGATTTGTAAATTTACTTCCAGGTGTTGAAGTTTCTCATCCTGTAATAAAATCACAAGACTATCCTTTCGAATGGTTTAAAAAATCTGCAATTGATTATAAGACAGTTGCAAACAACTCACAACCAGACGAATATCTTTTTGGTGGTACCAGCAGATGTCCAGGCATCGGACAACTGTTTAAAAAAGGTTTTATAATTACAGCACCTATCGACTTTGTAATCGAAACAAACAAAGAAAATAAAAAAGGATTTGACTGGTCTTGTCCAATAGATATGAAACAATATGGACTTCCTGACGTTTATGTTGGATCTCATTCTGCGGATCAGTTATCAAAATTCTTACCATTTAGAGAAGACACTTTAGAATGTTTAGTTAAGATACAAACTGGCTGGAGAATATCAAGCACAGAGGACATTGTTTTCTTGCAGATGCCAATACCATATCCCGATCATAATATTTTCACTGCCGCACATGGAATTATAGATTGCAATACACAGATAGAAATTAATGTTCAATTGTTTTGGCACAAACTAAATGATAAAGTTCTAATTAAAGCAGGAACACCGTTATGCCAATTGATTCCAATTAATAGAAATCTAGATGTTGATTTAATTGTTGAAGAAGCAAATGATAAAGATAAGTATGTTTCTACAGCATGGAGTTATCTTGCACACAAGGAATTTAGGAGAGATATGAAATCTTTTCTTGAATCAACAAAGAAATTATTGAATAGGTTATAATGCAAAAGAACTTAGACAACTATGTAATGGTTTTGCAAAATCGAGTATCTTCTGATATTTGTAACGAGACCATTAACGACATTCCTAATCTTAACGCAAAAAAGGCAACCTTTCTAAATTATCAAGGCGAACAAAAGGTTAATCCCGGAGAAGAAGAACGATACGAAATACAAGGTTCAGATGCAGTTCCAATTAAAACTAGAGAAGCATTGATGCAAATTATTTGGAACGGAGTTAATGATTATTATAACCATTATAATTTTGATTGGCATAAAAGTTGGAATGGATTTACGGTTCCAAAGTATAATATCTATAACGAGTCGTCTTTAATGACTGAGCATATTGATCATATACATGCATGCTTCGACGGCGATATAAAAGGAATTCCTACATTAAGTGTAGTAGGATTGCTTAATGATGACTTTGACGGTGGTGATTTTGTAATGTTTACAGATACTAAGATACCACTATCCAAGGGAGACCTACTAATCTTTCCTAGTTTGTTTTTATATCCCCATCGAGTAGATACAATTACTAGAGGAACAAGATATTCTTTTGTTTCTTGGGTTTATTAATTCGTCCATAATATATTTTCATAATTATCTGACCATATAAATACTAGCATGAAAATAGTGTTAGTTACCGGCGGATTTGATCCTATACATTCAGGACATATTTCTTATTTTAAAGCCGCCAAAAATCTTGGTAATCAATTAATAGTGGGCATTAATTCAGATGAGTGGCTACGACGCAAAAAAGGCAGAGAATTTATGCCTTGGCAAGAACGTGCTGCTATCATTGAAGCACTCGGGTGCGTTGATCGTGTAATTAATTTTAACGACGATGACGGAAGTGCTACTGATGCTATACGTAAAACAAGAGAGTTATTTCCAAAAGCAGAAATTATATTTGCCAACGGCGGAGATAGACAAGCAGACAACATTCCAGAACTGTTTGACGACAATACAGGCGAATTAACATTTGTCTACGGTGTAGGCGGAGAAGATAAAAAGAATTCAAGCAGTTGGATCCTAGAAGAATGGAAATCTCCTAAAACTATACGCAATTGGGGTTGGTATAGAGTATTAGATAATCAACCCCATAACGGATTTAAAGTTAAAGAATTAGTAATTGAACCGGGTAAGAGTTTATCAGATCAACGACATTTTAAAAGAAATGAAATGTGGTACGTATTAAAAGGAACTGTTAACATGGTTACCGAATGGGAGGGAAGATCCGAAACTCAAACTTTAAAATCATTAAACAAGGGATATGACATTAAAGTAGGAACTTGGCATAAAGCATCAAATCCTTCCGATAATGAATATTCGCACATTCTAGAAGTTCAGTACGGCGAAGAATGTATAGAAGAGGATATCGAAAGAAGATGAGTAAATGGATTTTTTTAAGTAAAGGAAAAGACGATCCTTACATGAACATGTTTGCTCGAGGCTGTGGCTGTGAACCAGTTGACCCTGATTTATTTGATTATGATTCATCTGAAGATCCTATAGCATTGCGAGGAATATTAAAGAAAAAATTCATGTTTAAATGCTGGTCCGATCAGAGAGATTTCTATTATATGGATACAGGATACTTTGGAAACGAAAGGACACAAAGCAATCCTAATGGCTGGAAGTATTGGCATAGAATAGTTAAAAATAATCTACAACACGGTGACGAAATAATTAAAAGACCTGCTGACAGATTTGAAGCATTTAGAAAAAAGTTTAATCCTTGGAAGAAGGACGGAAGGAAAATATTAATCGCTGCACCCGACGAAAAACCCATGAAGTTCTATGGAATCGAATACGATGATTGGATCAATGAAACAATTACAGAAATTAAAAAACATACCGACAGGCCAGTTGAAGTTAGAAAAAGAAATAAGTTAAGATTAGACAGATTAACCACAGACACATTACAAGATGCATTGGATGATGATGTATTTGCACTCGTAACTTTTAACAGTAATGCAGCAGTAGAGTCTATATTTCATGGCGTTCCAGTATTTGCATTAGCACCTCAATCAGCAGCGGCACCAGTTTCTTTAAAAGATCTATCAAAAATTGAAACTCCATACTATCCGGATAGAGATAAATTATTTGAGTGGGGTTGTCACCTAGCATATGGTCAATTCCATATAAGCGAGTTACAAACAGGTAAAGCCAAAAGGATGTTGGAGGAAAGATGAAAGTATTTGTAGGATACGACACAAGAGAAGATATTGCATATCAAGTATGCAAACACAGTATTATAAGTAAACAGCCAAACGCAGATGTGCGTCCGTTAAAGCAACAAGAACTAAGAGATGCAGGATGGTATACTCGTCCCATTGATAAACTAGGATCTACCGAATTTACATTTACACGTTTTTTAATTCCAGAACTTACAAACTTTGAGGGTTGGGCATTGTTTATGGATTGTGATATGATTCTCACAACAGACATAAAAGAATTGTTTGACCAGGCAGATGACAAGTATGCCGTAATGTGTGTTCAACATGATTACAAAGTACAGGAAGGTTTTAAGATGGATGGACAAAAACAAACTGTGTATCCACGTAAGAATTGGTCAAGCGTAGTATTATGGAACTGTGCCCATCCAAGCAATAAAGTTGTAACTACAGATTTAATTAATAATTCCGAAACAACTGGAAAATATTTACATAGATTTGCTTGGCTTAAAGACGAAGAGATTGGCGAATTAGATCATACATGGAATTATCTAGTAGGTGTATACAACGACATCGAAAAACCCAAACTAATACACTATACCGAAGGCGGACCTTGGTTTGAAAATTATAGAAACGGTGAGTTTTCTCGTTTGTGGAAAGAAGAATTACAGGATATGATGAAGTAATTATGAAGGAATACTCTTTAGAAGAAGCACTGGTAATAGGATCAGGAAATAGACTTACTACTGATACTAATGATACTTCCAAACCCTTGGTTGTAAGAGGAGTTATTAAAAAAGACCATGTGAATAGATGCATCGAAACTGGAAGAGATTTCTATTACATTGATACTGGATATTTGGGAAACTTTCCAAGTAAAGGAAATCCAAGCGGTAAAAAAATATGGCACAGGGTGGTTAAGAACGAAAATCAACACTCAGTTATTAGAAACGTACCAAGCGATCGATGGGAAAAATTAATTAAACAGGATCCTAGATTACAATGGAAGGGCTGGAAAAACTATAACAAAAAAATATTATTAGTAATGCCCAATCCTAAGGCTTGTAAGTATTATAATGTAAATTATGACGAATGGGTTAAAGAAACTGAAAATAAATTAAAAGAATTTAGTAATTTACCTGTGGAAGTTCGAATAAAAGGATCACGCAGTGATCGAAATAATACATATTCGATATACGATGCACTAGATAGTGGGACTGCTATTACTGTGGCATTTAATAGTATAGCAGCATTAGAATCAGTAGCATACGGTGTTCCGGCAATAGTAAGTGTTCCTTGCTGTGCTACACCCATTGCAGAATCCGATATCTCAAATATTTCTAATCCGTTCAAACCTGATTCTAATTTAATAGAAAAACAATGTATGAATTTAGCATACGGACAATTTACCATGGAAGAAATTTTAAATGGCATGGCATACGAACTCACAGAGAAATATTCATGAAACTACTTTTAAACGATAAAGAAATTGCAAATTTTTTACATAGCCTTGTTGATACACATCGAGATGCAAAGAAGCAACCTGTACCTGAGGATAATCTAAACTATGTAAAGCAATTATTCATAGAAAAAGAAGTTGCAAGGAAATTAGATAATAAAAAAGTTTATGTAAAGCCAAAAGACTCTTGGGATGATAACACTAAACAAAAATTCTATAACAAATTAAAAAAAGCAATAACCAAGGACATGGAGAACTATTATTCTTACATGAGAAATTGGTTAAAGGAAAAGAAGAATAGTGACTTTAATACAATACATAAAAACCTTGAAAAAATTATTAATAAAATAGGGTTAGAAACTATATTTGAAAATTATAAAAAAAGCAAATATAAAAATTTTGTTAAGGGAACAGGTTTAAGTTTAGACTCTAACGGAACGTTTATAAGAAGAAAAGATTTTATTTCCTATGATCAGGATTGTTTAATTAGAAATACTGTAGGTAACGAAGAACTTTTAGTTACTAAAATAGATAACAATTATCCGTTCTGGTTTATAGATAGTGGTTATACAAACTTTCTTGAGCCTAACAAAAAATGGCACAGGCTGGTAAGAAACCATTTACATTACGGAGAGTATTTTGATGCGCCAGTATCTAGGTTAGAAAATTTTGTCAAGTTTCCAGTTCCGTGGAGAAAGAACGGTGATACTATATACATCATAGAACCAGGTCCGTTTGCTGCAAGTATTTTTCATTGCGATTTAAAAACTTGGAAGTATGATGTAGAAGCAGAATTAAGGAAGCATACAGATAAGCCTATCAAATTTAGAGAAAAAGCACCTTTAGATCAAAGAACTAATTTATTTAAGGAACTACTTAATGAGGATTACTATTGTGTTATAAGCATTAATTCTAATGCAGCAACTGAAGCAATTTGGGCAGGTATTCCGGCAATTACATTAGGAAAACATATTACTAATCCCATCACAAAAAACAGTCTTTCTGATATCAATGATCTATATTATGGAAAAATTACCGACTGGCTTTGTATGTTAAGTTACAGTCAATTCACAAAAGAAGAATTAATGAACGGAACAGCAAAACGTATTATAGAGAAATATCATGTCAAAATTTAAAGCAGTTGCATACTATGGTGGAATTCCGCCGAATAATAATAATCCAGAAAAACCTTTAATTCTAGATAACTTTCTACAGGGCGTAAGAGCCTCCGGAGATGAAGGAATTGATCACAGAGGTATGAATGCTATTCCTTGTGATGTAGCATTTATACAAGGATTCGTGCATGAGGACGGAAAGAAAGGAGTTCCGCATTTAACTCTAAGACAAAACGCAATTGATATGCAAAAACAAAACGGAAAGCGTTCTTTGATAGTCGATAGTAACTTATTTTTATTTGCAGACCCGGGAAATACAAAAACATATTTAAGATATAGTTTTGATGGAGTTTTCCCTACGACTGGTTTTTACTTTGATACCGATATTGATCCGTTACGATGGAAAAAAATTAGTAATAATTTAGGCCTTTCTCTTAAACCATGGAGAACACAAGGAACTCACATATTAATATGCTGCCAAAGAAACGGTGGATGGAGTATGAAAGGATTATCCGTTAATCAATGGTTACTAGAAACTGTTGCAAAAGTAAGATCTTTTTCTGACAGACCAATTGTTATTCGAGTCCATCCTGGAGATAAAAAATGGCAGAGATGGTTTGATCAAAGCATATTTAAAAAATACAAACACGTTACATTAAGTAAAAATCATATTAGGCAAGATCTTAATAATGCTTGGGCATCAATTGTTTATAACAGTTCTCCTAGTATTGCTAGTGTGATTGATGGAATTCCAACATTTGTTACAGATCCGCAAGTTGATATAAGTCAATCGTTCGGAGTGTGTAATACAAATCTTAAAAGACTCGAGGATCCAAAAATGTTTGAAAGACAGGAATGGATAGAAAAATTATCAATGTGCCATTGGAATTTTGATGAGTTGCGTTCCGGTGAAGCATGGCAGTTTTTTAGAAAGTTTATTTAAACTGTTGCCAATAAGGTTCTGGTCTAGGAACTTTTAAATCATCTCTTTTACTTTTACCTAACTGCTTTCTTCCACCTTTAAGGTGATCTAAGTATGCGCCCCATTCGCAATTTATAAGAGGATGACCTTCACCGCTAGACATACCAGGTCGTGGTCTTAAATCGTGTAAAGATGCTGCCCAGTCATACTGTTTAAGATTAGGAAATCTCTGCCTGACAACATCAAATACAAAACTGTCATGCCATTCAATCATTGAGAATATTCCGCCTTGGCCTTCCGCATCATCGTATACCCTTTGAAATTCTGTTAGAAAGTCTTTGGTGCTTTGTGATTCCATGTTCATAGCATAAAGTCCACACTCTGAATATTTTCCTTTTCTTCCTAAGTAACAAAGTTCCTGTTTGCCAGGAAGTAATCCATTTAATTGCTTTGAATTTATAGGACTATGACAAAAAGTGTCTGCATCCATCCACATTAACCACTTTGTATTACATTCTGTTGCACATGAAAAAATGCTATATACCTTGTGTGCAAATCTTATAGCATGCCATTTAAAACCCTTGCCTGAATCTTTTCTTTTACTTCTTATAGGATCGGAACTAACATCTCCGTTGGCCTTAGGAACATTTTTCCATCTCTCTTTAAAAGCAACAAGCTCAGGACTTGCTTGATGAAGATCCTTTACGATTAAATTAGGTGCAGATTCTTGTACCACACAATCTTCGGCATATACATAAAGTTTTACCTCTGCAGGCCAATTTCTTAAAAAGGATTCAATCATCCTTTTTCCGTATTGTTCATATCCTTGTTTATGAAAAGTTGTTACTACAGTTATACTCACTTTAATCTACTCCATTGATGACACCAACCTAGTTGTGCTATTGCTTTATATCCTATCTGATATAACAATTTACTTTCAGTTCTAGGAATTACTTCTTCGCCTTCTATAAAAATATCTGGCTCAACTTTAGTTAATAATGGCGATAGTTGATCCATTATATGTAATTTATCTAAATCTATAAAAATGGCTGTAACGTCTCTTAAATCAAAAGTGCTTTCGATAGTTTTTCTAGAAATTAAATTTCTTGCTTTAGTTTCTATATCAGTTTCATAAACAAATACTGTATTGAACATTCCAAGCAAATTATCAAAGTTTCCGAACCCATTACCGACTACTAGGCAGTCAATTGGAACTTTTTTTACGTTTTTTGATATTCTTTTTTTAAATTTATCCATTGTAAACCATTAAATACTACTATATTTATTGGAGAGAACATGCGGTTCAAACTTTTCAGAGAGCACGGTGCATTAAACAGTCCTGACATTTTCAATGCATTTGAGCAAGGACTCAAGCACACAGGCCACGAAGTTGTTAGCGATAATGAAGATGTAGCAGTGATCTGGTCAGTGCTATGGAACGGACGTATGCTACCTAATAAGTTAATTTTTGAAAATGCTAGAAAGAATAACAAGCCTATTGTAATTATAGAAGTAGGAAATTTAAAGAGAAACATAACATGGAGAATATGTTTAAATCATATACACGGATTAGGAACATTCGGAAACGATAGTAACCTAGATATCGATCGTCCTGCAGACTTAGGAATATATCTTAAAGAAGAAAACAAATATAGATCAAAAAGTATACTAATTGCAACACAGCATTCTAAGAGTTTACAATGGGAAGGCATGCCCTCTACGGATGCTTGGGTGTATTCTGTTGTTGAAAAGATAAGAGAAAAAACTGATCAGACGATAGTTTTACGTCCACATCCCAGATCGCCAATGCCTGGAATAGAACACGAATTCAAAAATGTAATAAGACAAAATCCAATAAAGGTGAATGGTACCTATGATGACTTTGATATACGATACGATTATCATTGTGTAATTAATCATAACAGTGGAGTTCCAATCCATGCTGCTATTGCAGGAACTCCAGTAATATGCGATTCGAGCAGTTTGGCATATCCCGTATCTGACACGTTCGAAAATATTTTAAATCCTGTATTGCCCGATAGGCAGGAATGGCTAGTAAAGGTAGCGCATACCGAGTGGACCGTGGAAGAAATTGCCAAGGGCATCCCCATTAAAAGATTAGAAAATCATATTTTAGCACAACTAAACTCTTGATTTTTGTTAACAGAGAACGTATAATAAGACAATGAAAGAGCCATTCTACATTGAAGATATATTTTTGAAATTTTTCGAAACGATGTCGACGAATAGAATTTTTATGCAGCCTAATGATAGAAGTGCTGCTGTAAGTTTCTATACCAGTCTAAACTCTAACACATTGTTAACAGAGAATCAAGCAAAGTACATACTTAGAATACTAACGAAGTACAGAAACACCTGCCAGCCATATTATGATTTTATAATTCATTTAGAAGAGCCTCAGTGGAAAAATTCTTTTAGAGTTATAGATCAATCAAAAAAAGTTTGGGTTGAAAAGGACGGTAAGGAATTATGGTTATGTTTTAAATTTCCATTTCAACTGAAAGAGTACTTTGATAAAGAAATTGCCTTGCAACAAGGCTGGGGTTCACACACAGGCATGTGGGACAGAGAAAGAAAAATTAGAAAGTTAAAATTTTACGAATACAATCTAATGTCTATATTTGAATTCTGTAAAGAAAAAGAGTTTGAGATCGAAGAATCATTCATGGAAGCATTATCGAACGTCGAAGAAATTTGGCAGAATCAAAAAATTCACCAGAAAAGATCAACAGTTCGAGAGGATCAAGTAATACTAAGGAATGCTCCAGAAGATGCATTAGATTATTTTGAAAAACACAGAGCAAACAAGATATCTGCAGATTTAATATTAGCAAAGAATATGGGATATCTATATGAAGAAATTCCAAACAATATTTTTGAAAAGATTGCAAATGCCAACAGCAATCGTTTTTTTGCTAAGGATATAAAACAATTTTTAGAACTAGCATACGGTGTTCAGGGTAAAATATTAATAATTTTAGAAAGAGGAGAGCGTGCAGAAGATTGGATTAAGCATCTTGCCTATGAAATAGAAAAACACAATTATGATAAGACCGATTTCAGAGTTTGCTTTAGATCAAGCAACAAAGAAAATCCAGATTTTAATAAATGGGTCAATCAAAACGGTTTTGGTGGAAAAATAAAGGACGCAAAGTTCCTAATCTTCCAACAAAAGCCAGCAAAGTGGTTGTTCAAAGACGTAAATGATGTTATAATAGTTGCTACAAATGAATTATTACCAGGTATGAATTCTACAGCAAGGGCGATGTTTAACAATCACCCGTGTGTTGTTTTTATTGGTGAATACAAACCTGTTAAAGATAAGGAAGATATAGTTGAACTGTAAACTTATTATAAAAGACGAAGTAAACATTAAGTTCGAAGGACTTGCTGTCGAGACTAGAAGGAAGATCGCTAATAAATTAAAATACGATCTTCCTTATGCACGACACATGCCGGCTTTTAAACTAGGCCGTTGGGACGGAACTGTGAGTTTCTTTGGTATTGGAGGAAATGGTTTCTTAGCACACCTTGATGTTGCACTTCCTATAGTTGAAAATGATGGATATGATATCGAAGTAATAGATCAACGAGAGCATCACAAATTTGACTTTAATAAAATCGACGAAAACTATTGGGCCGACAAAGGAAAAGTTTGGCCGAAAGGTCACCAACAAGCAGGACAACCTATAGTGCTGCGTGATTATCAATATGACGTTGTTAATCAATTTTTAGAAAATCCACAATCGTTACAGGAGGTTGCAACTGGTGCTGGTAAGACTATTACGACTGCTACCCTTTCGCATTTATGTGAGCCTTATGGCCGCACAATGGTCATTGTACCAAACAAGAGTCTTGTTGTACAAACTGAAGAAGATTACAAAAATTTAGGACTTGATGTAGGAGTTTACTTTGGTGATAGAAAGGAACTAGATCATACCCATACAATTTGTACATGGCAAAGTCTTAACGTTCTTGATAAGAAAAGTTATGATGGCGATAGTTTAACGCTTGCAGAATTTACGGAAGGTGTGAGAGCAATTATAATTGATGAAGTACACCAAGCAAAGGCTGATGTTCTTAAAAAACTACTCACAGTAAACTTTAGAAATGCACCCATACGTTGGGGATTAACAGGAACCGTTCCTAAGGAAAAGTGGGAATTTCAAGGCATACTAGCCAGTATCGGTCCTGTAATTAATAATGTATCAGCACACGACTTACAGGAAAAAGGCGTGTTGGCAAAATTAGATATACAAATTTTACAAACAAAAGATATTGAAGAATTTAGAAGTTACCAAGAAGAATATACTTGGCTTGTTACCGATTCAAAGAGATTAAAGTATATTAGCAATCATATTTCTAGTGTTGCAAAAAACGGTAATACACTTGTACTAGTTAATAGAATCGATACAGGTAATAAACTATTAAAAAATATTCCAGAAGCAACGTTTATCAAAGGCGATGTAAAACTAGACGATAGAAAAGAACAATATGACGAAATTAAAACATCTGACGGAAAGATTATTATTGCTACTTATGGGGTTGCCGCTGTTGGCATTAATATTCCTCGTATTTTTAATTTGGTTCTTATTGAACCCGGAAAAAGTTTTGTCCGTGTTATTCAAAGCATTGGGCGCGGAATAAGAAAAGCAGAAGACAAAGATTTTGTACAAATTTGGGATATTACTTCTACCTGCAAGTATGCAAAAAGGCATCTAACAGAACGAAAACGATTTTATAAAGAAGCAAAGTATCCACATACGGTAACAAAGGTAGATATATGAGTGAAGTTAAAATAGACGATTGGGCAATGCCTAAAATAAAAAATTTTCGTACTTACATTGATATAGGTGCAAGTAACGGAAAAACATCGTTTCCTTACGTTAACAAGTTTAAAAGAATTATTTGTTTTGAACCCAATCCTAAGAGCTTTGTAGAACTTTCTAGTAATGAACGTCTGGAATGTCATAACATTGCATTGGGTGATATTGAGGAAATTAAAACACTGATTGTAAACAGCGAAACACAAAATCCAGAACACGGATCTATTTCTGAAATAAGAAATAAAGACTGGACCGACGGAGAAAAGTTTGAAGTTCAAGTAAAAAGATTAGATGACTATAAGTTTTTTGATGATGTTGATTTTATAAAAATTGACACAGAACAATACGAGCTTAACGTAATTAAAGGTGCTGTAAAAACTTTAAAAAAGAACAGACCAACAATTATGTTTGAAAATAAAAGAAACGAAGCAGATGAAGCAATTATATTTTTGTTAGACTTAGGGTTTACTGTTAAAAAATATAAGAGTGATACAATTGCTTTTTATGAGGACAATAATGAAAGTAATTAATGACGAAAAGTTAGATCTGATAGTAAAGTATACATCAGAAACTAGCGGAACAAGAGAACATTTTCTAAGTGACATCGTTAAAAATAATAATCTTAAACTAGGTGCAGAAATTGGAGTTCGAACAGGAAAAACAACATTTCATATTCTAGACAATAATCCTATGTGCGAAATGTATGCCATAGACAAAGATATTACACAATTTTTTAATGATACGGTTAAGGAGAAATACGGACATAGGTTAAAAACATACGAAACCGATAGTAGAGTATCTCCGGACTTTGTTGCTGATAATAGTTTAGATTTTTTCTTTATAGATGCTTCGCATACTTACAAAAATGTAAGAAAAGATTTAATTGCCTGGATGCCTAAACTAAAACATGATGGTTGGATGATGGGACACGACATAGATTATCCTTCCGTTGAAAAAGCGGTTATGGATGTTATTGGATTTTATGAAGTAGGACCCGATAATGTTTGGATAGCCAGACATGAAAAAACATATCCAGGATTACAGGAGAACCAATGAGAATATTAACATTAGATAACAAGGCCTTTGACCTTAACGAACTGCCGGAAGAAGTTTCTGAAGATGCTAGATTTAGTGTGTTAGATAATTCTGACCCAAAGAATCCAGACTTTTTCTTCCAGCCACTTATATTTTTAGAATCTTTTAATAGTCCGGCTATATTGATGAAGATAGGCGGACACGAAGTTCAAATGCCACTTGATTGGTGCATTCTTGTAGGGGACAGTGATTGTGGAAGCGATCCCGAAGTTCTTCCGCTAACATCTATCAACGAGCGTGGCTTTGAAGCATTTGTAATCAATCCCATAAAAGGATACAGGTGTGAATTCATGCCCGTGGAAATTATTAACATCTACCAGGACGTAAGGTGGTATTTTCCAAAAATGAAGAACGGCCAATTATTAACCATTCCACTTCACGACGAACCTAACCCTCCGTGTGCCTATTTTGTTAAAGAGATAAGCAGACAGTCAGAAGTAGTTGAATTGGCTAACTTACTCTGATAATTACATATAATAACGCCACAGTGCAAGGAAGAAAGGATGACTATGAAAGCAGGTAAAATATGGGGTCAGACCGAACTGATCCACGCAAACGGTGTGCTAGAATTTCACCGTATCGAATTCAAAAAAGGATTTAAATGTTCAGAACACGAGCATCAATACAAATGGAATGGTTTCTTTGTAGAATCAGGAAAGATGATTGTGCGAGTTTGGCAAAGTGGTGATCAGGATGGGTTAGTCGATGAAACTATTCTCGGACCAGGAGAGTTTACTCAGGTTAAGCCAGGCAAGATTCACCAGTTTGAAGGTGTTGAGGACGGTGTGGCCTTTGAACTATACTGGGCAGAATTCAACCACGATGATATTGTAAGAAGAACAGTAGGTACAAAGGTAAAATAAATTATGGGGAAGAAAAACATCGGTAAAAAGAGAGACAATTGGTTTAACGATTATCATGATATACCCGAATTAGGAATAACTGGTACTCGAAAAATTAATGATAGAATTGCTTACTATGATACCGACGATTTCAAAGATGCCACAGTAATTGATTTAGGTTGTAACATGGGACAGATGGCATTCCAAGCAGAAAAATGGGGTGCTAAAAATGTAATAGGTGTCGAGTTTGATGCAACAGCAGTTGTAAACGCAAACGAGATAAAAGAAAAACTACAATCTAATGTAAATTTTGTAGTCGATGATCTTGATAGTAATTTTTTCTGGAACAGCATATCTAAAAAAGATGTTGTTATGTTTCTTGCTATCATCGATACCCACGAACTTGAAAATAGGTATGGGATTCTTTCTAGAGCATGTTCTAAAACAGAAAAAGTCATGTACTTTGAAGGGCATGGAAAGCAGCCTTCCAGTAAATATTTTCAAAACATCATCGATTACACAGATTTTTCTCAAATAATTTACAAAGGCGATACTCCTGTTAATCGACCATTCTTCAGATGCACTAGAGATGTGTTAACAAGCGACGAAGCAAAGGAAACGATTACAAGTTTAGGATACAAAAAAATTGCAGTTGTTGGAAAATCACTTTCTGGGAAATCTACTATGCGAACAGAAACATGGCAGCATTTAAATGACAATGGGTACGCAGTTATCGACGATTTAAGGCATATTAAAACAGTAAAAGAAAACGATGCGGGATCACTAATACCTACTGAGATCGATAGAATTGAGATTGAACAACTAAAAGACTTTGATAAATTTGTGTTGTTTGATTACAGAGCTTTAGAATATTATAATGAGTTTGATGCAGTTTTCTTCCTCACACCAAATGAAGATTTAATAGGACAAACCAGAGATAGAAAACGTCCCATGCGTAGTCCTTCTGTAAAAGATTGTACTACATTAAAAGCGAGTTACGCTGTAAGGACTTACTAGTGTCAAAAAAGATAAAAGATTATTCGTGTTTCCTAATTTCTAATAAACCTAATTTACACAAGGATGTAATTAGTGGATTGATTAGTGAAAGGGTTAGTTTCTTTAACGGAACTGGAGTTGAATCATTTTCACAATTAGTAAACAGGTGCGTGGAATCATCTACTACCGAAATCGTTATTCTTATGTCAGATAAGATGAGACCGATTGATGAAAATATACAGAAAACCGTAAAACTATTAAAAGAAGGATATGCGTTTGTTGGTATGTATCGCTTTGGGTTCTTTGGATTCAAAAAAGAATTATTTAGAAGAATAGGTCCGATGGATGAAAGATTTGTTGGAGGATGCTGGGAAGACGATGACTTTTATATTAGACTAAGAGAAGCAGATTTATCAATGTATTTGAGCCAAGAAGTTGGCTATGTTAAAAGCCACTCATCCTGGAATCACACGCTTTCTAAAAAACATTTTTATAACAAATGGTTCCTTAATGAAACCGATAGTAAGACGTACAGAAGATTGGATGAGATTAAATTAGATTATAATTTTGGTCCTAGCATTCCTGCTCATTTCTTACCCTGGAGTTATACAAAATTACTCTGCAAAAAAATTAAAAAATACGAAGGATTGGAAATAGGATATGAGTAGTGTAATCATTAATAATTTACCCGGAATTGAAAATAAAACTTATTTAGAATTAGGTGTCAACGACGGAGTGAACTTTGATCAAATAAGATGTCATCTCAAAGAATCTGTAGACATTAACGGCAATGGTACTTTTACTGGAACTACTGATCAATTCTTTGAAAGATTGCAAAAAAAGAAGAACTATGATATTGTTTTCATTGACGCTAATCATGATTATGATTTTGTTGTTAGAGATTTTAATAACAGTGTTAAGTGTTGTAACGAATGGATATTAATGCATGACATGATACCTCCAGGAAGGAAGTATATTAAGTCATATAAGTGTTCTGACTCTTACAAAGTATTGTATCATCTTCTAACTAAAACAAATTTTGAAGTATATCCTATGGACGAAAATTTTGGATTCACTTTAGTTAAGATGCCTGCCACTGAAATTGTATTAGATGATGAAGACAAAACTCTTATGTACACAACCTTTAGTAATTTTATTAAAGGTCGTAAACTTTACAACAACAATGAAATTATCAACATGTTAGGAGGCGTTAGTGTTTAATAATTCCAGAATTTTTATCTCCGGAGCAACAGGATCATGGGGACAAACTCTAACAACTATGCTGTTAGAAAAATATAGTGTGGAAGAAATTATCTGTTTCTCTCGAGGAGAATTACAACAGGTACTAATGAAAAGAAAATTCAATAATAATCCTAAATTAAAATTTATTATCGGTGATATAAGAGATTACGATGCTGTATATAATGCAACAAAAAATGTCGATTATGTGTTTCATTTAGCAGCGTTAAAACACGTTCCTGTTTGTGAAATAAACGTTCAGGAAACAATTAAAACAAACATAGACGGAACAATTAATGTTGTAAAAGCAGCAATCGAAAACCGTGTAAAGAAAGTTATCGATGTAAGTTCAGACAAAGCAGTAGAACCAATAAACCTCTACGGAATGACCAAGAGTGTCGGAGAAAAAACGATAATTCAAGCCAACGACCTGAGCGATCACACACGATTTGTTTGTATTAGAGGTGGTAACGTAATGGGGTCTAGTGGTTCAGTTATTCCTCTTTTTATAGAACAAATTAAAAAGGGCGGACCTATTACTATTACTGATAAAAAGATGACACGATTCTTTTTAACACTAGAAGAAGCAATTAATCTATTGTTCAAGGCTTCCATCGATAGTATCGGTGGAGAAACATTTGTTATGAACATGCCGGCTTGTTATATTGAAGAATTAGCCGAAGTATTGATGGATGAATACGGAAAAGTTGATGTTATCGAAACGGGCATTCGTCCTGGTGAGAAATTAGATGAAACATTAATATCACACCACGAGTCTAAGTTAAGTTATTGTTATGATGAAAACTACTTTTTAACATTACCAGTTGGATATAATCAAAAATTAGCAATACGCTACCAAGATCTAAAACCCTTTCCATATGATGAATTTTCATCAAAGACAAAAATTCTTAACAAGCAGGAAATCAAGGAAATGCTAGCCAAGGGTAATTTTATATGAAAATTTTAGTGCTAGGATCAAATGGCATGGCTGGCCATATGATTGTAAAATACCTATCTACACATCACGATGTAACAACCGTTGCAAGATCCAATGCAGATCATTGTTTGGATATAGAAAACAAGCAACAGGTAGAAAATTTTCTAGCAGAATTACAATCTAAAAGTTTTGATTTTGTAATAAATTGCATGGGATTATTAGTGCAGGACAGTATTCAAAGACCAGACAGAGCAACAATCATTAATTCATGGTTTCCACACGCAGTAGAAAATTCCTTAAAAAATTTACAAACTAAACTAATACATTTATCAACAGATTGTGTGTTTGATGGCAACAAGGGAAACTATTTTGAAGACGATAGTCACACAGAAACAAATTATTATGGTAAAACTAAAAGCCTTGGCGAAATTAACAACGACAAGGATGTAACATTTAGGATGAGTATCATTGGTCCTGAAATTAAGGACTCCGGAACTGGATTATTTCATTGGTTTGTGAATAAGTCGGAAAATGAAGTTGGCGGGTATTCTAATGCGATGTGGAATGGATTAACAACCCTTCAACTAGCGAAATGCATTGACGAATACATAAATGATCCAACACCGTCTGGCATAATTCACGTTGTAAACAACGAAGTTAACATTAGCAAGTACGATCTGCTCGTTAAAATAAACGAAATATTTAATCTTGAAAAGAAAGTTAACAAGACTGTAGGTCCTAAAACCGTTAACAAGATTCTTGTTAATACTAAAAAAGATTTCAGCATTCCTAATTACGATATTCAACTAAATGAGTTAAAAGATTTTATAAAATGAAGGCATATATCATAACATTAAAGGGGAATGATATTTCTGAAACACATGCTGCCGAATGTATAGAACAAGCAAAGAAGTTTGGTATTAATGTTTCGCGATTTAATGCAATACACGGCCATGACTATCCTGCACATCTCAAAAGATTAAAAATAAATCCAAGATATAAATTTAAAAAAGGAAGAGCAGGAGTTTTCGGGTGTTTCTTGAGCCACTATTATCTATGGAAGCAGTGCCAAGAAGAAAATGTTCCTTACTTAATTCTGGAACATGACGGATATATCATTAGATCCTTTCCTTCCGACATAATTGATAGATTTAGTGACGTATTAAAATTAGATAATCACGATCCTTATTCAAAAAGTTATAATTCTATGTTTTTAGATGTAACAGAGCAACAACAAATAGAAATTACCAAGTATCATAATCATCAAGCAAAGTTTTTAGAAAAAAATCAGACAGGAAACTACATGAGAGGAGCATATGGATACATTATTAAACCTCATGCCGCCAAAAAACTTGTAGACTGGATACAAATTAACGGATTTGTTCCTGCTGATCAACAAATAGGTGATTCTATAGTTGACATAAGAGTTACGACTCCGTCAATGGTAAGATTGCACCCAAATTATTTTGGAAATATAGGTAAACTTTCACTGACAGGAAATCCTAGCCTAATATAAATCGATATGTTTATAAATGTACTAAGAAATTTTAATCATCAGGAAATTAAGGACCAGTTAATCCAGGAAATTTCCGAATCTCAGGCAACAAGCCAGTTTTTAAATAACGAAAATATCACGGTAACTGATTATCATACTAAAGTCGATGAGAAAAAATACAGAGACACATTTTTTAATGCGGTGGGGCCTAGCATTGACAAGATAAGGAATCTATATTTTTGCAAAAAATGGGAAATTCACAATTTTTGGTTCCAACAGTATCAAAAAAATGACAATCACGGTTGGCATACCCACGGAGGATGCCAATGGTCCTTGATTTATTTCGTTGAACTTCCTAACAAGGATATTTCTACAGAATTTTATGACACTGACGCCCAACAAATAATTCAACCCGAAGTACAGGAAGGTGATATTATAATTTTTGATTCAAAAGCACCACACAGATCTCCTAAAAATACCACTGACTCTAGAAAAACTATAATTTCTGCTAATTTAAGTTTGTTTGATGTCGACACAACTAAATTGAAAAATGGTTAAGATATACGAATCACCAGATGGCGGCGAAACAGTGTTTGAAAGAGATACTAAAACAGGTGAACGGACGATTGTTATAAAAAAAGAGTACCCCGATTATTGGATTTACGATCACGAATGGCGAGAAATTACCGAAATTGCTGAAAGGGGAAATAAGGCCTTGCAAAAATCACTAAAAGAGCTTAAACTATTATATAACTTATCGAGAGGCAATGATGACTAAACAGGCAGGTTTGAGATTAAATGAAATTTTGGCAGCCGTTGATCTAAACGGAAAGGATGTATGGGACGATCTTACAGAAGAGCAACGTAAGAGTATCGTTTTTTATACTCTTAATCGCTATATAAGCGTCGTACAAGGGTCTAGAGAAGAAAAGGAACACTTTGTACTGCTAGGAAATGAACGCTTTAATAAGAACCTATTTTTGCTCTTAAACAAGCATCCAAAATTACTCTGGCAACTGGCCTGTAGTTGTGGTCATGAGTCAAAAAATGTGTTCACGCACAAGTGGATGAAACTGAATAAGTCCAAAGATAAGAAAGTAGAGTTTTTAGGCAAGATCTTTCCGAACATGAAAACTGCTGATCTAGAAACTCTTTCAAAAATTACTACAGATAAAGAGATAAAAGAATATTGTGCTGAACTTGGTTGGGATAAAAAAGAAGTCAATGGAATTAAACTATAAGTGCGGATACTGCGAAAAGTCTTTCGCTAGGGAAAAAACGCTGATGGTTCATATCTGTGAACCAAAGAGACGCCATCTTTCTCGAAACGAGAAACACGTTCAACTAGCACTTTTAACCTATCAAAGATTTTATGAAATTAGTCAAAAGACAAGCAAGAAAAAAACATTTGACGATTTTGTAGATAGCCCTTACTATAATGCTTTCGTGAAATTTGGCAGTTTCATGAGCAATACCAATCCCATATATCCAGAAAAATTTATCGACTTTGTTATTAAGAGTGGAGTCAAACTAGACCATTGGTGTAGAGATGAATTATATGATACCTATCTGGAAGAACTATTAAAATTAGAACCTGCGGATGGTGCGATACAGAGATCAATACAGACCATGATGGATTGGGCCGACGATAAAGAGGCTGCTTGGAATCATTATTTTAACTATGTTAATCTAAATCGTGCGACACACGATATCAAGGAAGGAAAGATATCTCCTTGGGTGTTGCTTAATTCAAAGACTGCAAAGGAAATGCTAAAGAAATTAAACGATGAACAATTGGAAATTATAGGACCCTTTATCAATCCAACATTTTGGATGAAACGATTCAAAGCACTACCTGCAGACACTGAATTAGTGAAAGAAGTTATAAGAGAAGCGAAGATTGATTAATGAAAAAAAGAATTTTGAAAGATGGAACAGAGGTTGAAGAATTGACCAAGCCAGTAAACTTGACAATATTAACCAAATGTCCTAAGAAATGGAAAATCATTGACATGGAAACAGGTCAGTGTTATACTGCAAGTGGAGATTATGAAATATACAAACAATGGAAACTGATAGATAAAAAAGATGCCTGATATTGATATAGATTTTATTGATAGAGATGAAGCACTCAAGCATTTCAAACACGTTAGAGCAAAACGTGTGGAAGATGGCAAGAGTGTAAAACACAATACGGGTGTTTATATGCACGAAGTTCCATTTGATCCGGAAAATAATTTATGTTCTATTCCCTATGAAGATGCAGAAGAACAAGGATTGTTTAAGATAGACTTCCTAAACGTTACTTTGTATAAGGGAATAAAAAACGAAAAACATTTACATCAACTTATGGAGACTGAACCACTATGGGACCTACTCGAACAGGACGATTTCACAGACTTGCTGTTTCACGTCAACGGACATGGAAACATACTAAGACAAATGAAACCAAAGACGATACCACAACTAGCAGCAGTACTGGCGATGATAAGACCAGCGAAGAGACATTTGATTGGTCAACCATGGGACACGGTTCTAAAAGAGGTATGGACGAAACCAACGAATGACGAATACTTCTTTAAGAAGTCACACGCAACTGCATATGCTGTGGCTGTTGTAGTTCAAATGAATTTAATCTGCGAACAGATAAGTTATGGGTATCAATGAACTACGAAGTAAAAGATTATAGAGAACCACAAAAACCTAAACTAGGATCATGGCCGTTCTGGACCGTTCCAGAATTATATGCTCTAAGTTATCTAATAAGAATAGGAATTTTCCTATTGGGCATTCCTTGGTTATTTGGCATGGCACTAACAGCCAAGGGTCTCTTCGTTACTTTTTTATTACTTGATTATTTTACCTATGTGGGTCTTAAGAAGGTTTACGGACTAGAGTAATAGATCTGCGCTTAATTCTTTTTACAATTATATTGTTTAGGCTAGTGATGGGTCCTAGCGTAACTGTAACATCTTTAGTGTTAAAATTCCTAATAGCACTTTCAAATATGTATATTTCGTTTCGTAAGAATATGTTAATGGGTATCTGCCTATTTGATTCCCACCACCAGGCTTCTCCTAACTCTAAAAATCGCTTCTTGAGATCTTCTGTTTGTATGAGCTCGTAGTCATAGAAGCTCGTAACATTAGAATCCTGGTTGATTATAATGCCAACGTATTCCTTATCAGCATGCGTTAATACGCTGATAAATGGACAGTTTTGTTGCAAGTTTTCTGTTATTCTCATCGATAAATAGTATAAAGGTTCATGTTAAGCATATGCAAATTAACTCAATATATTTATATCCAAACAAGTTGGATGTTTACACAAGTGACAACACGGCTTCTTGGACTCCGGAGAGATTCAATATGGTATACAATCGTAATTTAAAGATCTATAGAGGCGTTGATAACAGGGTAGATCTACAACTTAAA